GAGATACCTTTTAAGAAGTAAATACAAAAGGAAAGTTCCCTCTTAATTGTCAGACAATTCTATCGGCGCTCCCTCGGGACTCCGTCCCTCGGTCGTTCACTCCCTCGGACTGCCGCCCTCGGTCGTTCACTCGCTCGCCTGTCGGCTCGCTCGCGTTGGGCGGCTGTCGCCTCCGCTGATAGCACATTTGTTCGTCTATTTGTTCTATACCACCTATAACAATAATTTGTTAACACTCTGTTTATAATTTATACTTTATTTGTTAACAACTTCATGATACAATAAAAGAAAAACTCAAGGAGATATAAAGAAATGAAAAGACCTAAAGACGGCATTATAAATAGTAAGCTAACACCTTATGAAATGTTGGAACACGCAATGCTTTTACAAGCGGTGGCTGATATCGAAACGACAACATGGTATAAAGCGCCATCGGATGGCATGAAGTGCTCATATAAAGAAGGACTTGAAGCAGTTGACTATATTGTTTTAGTCCTTAGACAGAATGCTTATAGTGTGGATGCAATAGCAAAGATTTTTAGAGAAATTACACCACATAACTACAAATATGATTTAATTAAAGAGAGATTAGAAAAGAGAGGTATAGAGTTATGAAACAAACAGAAATTCAGGCAAAATATTTTACGCGTTGGCACTATGATTCTATCGAGTCCACTTCAAGCAAGTCAGAATATATTGCTCGTGTCGGCAAACTTGCCAACGTAGCAAACAAGCGTGCCAAAACACTAACTACAGCGATATCAAAAGGCAGAATCACAGAGGATAGAACAGCACTTTTCAGATATCAAGACGCTGTCGACTACTTTAACAAGCACGTTTCCTATAACGCTTCTTATGTATCAACGGGCAAGGCAGTTTATAAAGATTTTTCAATTCGTGAATTAAGAGCACTCGAAAACAAGTTGTTACATTATCTCGAAGCAAAAGCTTCAACCGCAAGAGGTAGTATCGAAGTAGAAAACAAGCGTGTTGCAACATTCAATGAACGTTACGGGGTTGATATATCTAACCTTAGCAAAAGCGTTCGTGATAAGCTTTTCAATACCTTGCATTATTTAGCAGATAAAAAATATGCAAAGCTTTCAAGTGATCAAATTGTTACACTGTTAACAGAAGCAATAAACACAAATAACAGAGAGGGCTTGCAAGAACTTTTTAAAGCAGCGGAAGAATTATATCCGAATTTAAAAGATCAAGCGGAGTTTAGAGTTACAATTATACAAAATAGTTCGCTATCATGGAAAGATAAAGCGCGAGAATTTAAAGCGGCAAACAAACTATACAAGAGCAATCGAGCGAAGCCAAAATCAAAGTCTATAAAACAGGAGTTGTAATTATGATAGTTCAATGTTTAAATAGATCAAATCAATATGATGATATAGAAGTGAAGTCAGTGACGGACTATGTGCCGTCACACGGCTTTTCTCTGCATAAGCCGTTAGGCAAAAAGAAAGACAGTCCGTATTATATTGATCAATTTGGAACTTTTGACATTGAAACAACTTCACGGACTCGAATTGAGAAAGATGCTCAAGGTGAAGAAGTGAGAAAGCCTATTGATGCTTTTATGTATGTTTGGTCGGCTTGCATTGATGGGGAAGAAGTTCAAGGCAGATATTGGAGAGATTTTATTTTTTTACTAGATAAAATTCAAGCCTACTACAAAACTAGCGAGTCACGCTATTTTGTTATTTATGTACATAATCTTCCTTTTGAATTTTCTTTTATGATTGGATATTTAAACGACTATAGCGAAGTGTTTGCTACTGGTAAACGAAAGCCGCTTGTATGGCGATTAAAGAAACGCGGTATTGAATTGAGGTGTAGTTACAAGCTCACAAATATGTCGCTCGATAACTTTACAAAGAAAATGGCAGGATGCCAACACATAAAAGCAAAAGGTGATCTGGACTATTCGCTTATAAGGCATAATGAGAGCTATATCAATCCTACAGAGTGGGGCTATATCATCAATGATACTTTAGGTTTATGGGAAGCAATCACCTACATGCTTACAAAAGATAAAGATACTATTGCAACGGTGCCACTGACAAGTACCTCTTATGTGCGCCGTGATATGAAAAGAGCTATACGAAAAGGAACTACAACTCGAATGCTAAAGAAAAAGCTTGCATTAAACGACAAAACATACAAGCTTTTAAAAGAGGCTTTTCGTGGCGGTGATACTCACGCAAACATGATAAAGTGTGCAAAAATATATCATGACGTTTATAGTTTTGATGCATCGAGCATGTATCCGGCTATGCTTCTTTTGATGCAGTTCCCAGTAACAGCATTTGAAAAAATGCCTGTTACAACAAAATGTTTGAAGTATATAAAAAGTAAAAATCTTGCATGGATTGCACAAATAAAGCTTACAAACGTAAGACTTAAAGAAGATCAATATAACCCGTATCTATCAATAAGTAAATGCCGTAACTTGCAAGGGGTTGACCCTGACAATGGCAGAGTATGGAAAGCAGCAGAGCTTGAAACAACTGTTACAGATATAGATTTCTCTATAATTGAAGAATGCTATGATTTTGGCAGTATTGAAATCATAGAAGATACACTCTATACCGCACGTTATGGATATATTCCAGATGATGTAAGAAGTGTAATCATGGAGTACTTCACGGCAAAAACCAAACTTAAAATTGCTGTAAAGCATACCGCCCCAAATAGCAAAGAAAGAGAAGAAGCGGAGTACGACTTGATGAAAGCAAAAAATAAGCTTAATGGCATTTATGGCATGGCTGCAACTGACCCTATCCACCCTATTATGTTGTATTTAGAAAACGAATGGCAAGAATTTTCATATGCAATGTATGAAAATGATATTGCATACAAAGAAAAAGTTGACGCAAGCGGCTTTTCGATTCCTGATGAAAAGAGCATTACAGAGCAAAGTGAAAAAAGTGTATTGCCTTATGTTTGGGGGGTATACACAACGGCACACGCAAGAAAACATTTACGTAGAATTTTAGCATGTGCAAAAAGCTCATATATTTATTGTGATACAGATAGTTGTAAAGCAACTAACTTTAATTTTGACAAACTGACAGAATTAAATAATTGGATATATGAGCTATGCGAAAAAACTAATACTTTTGTTGACATTGACGGTAAAAAATATTATATTGGCTATTTTGACTGTGAAAGCGATGTGAAGTCAGAAAACAAGTATGAACCTGAATACAAAGATTTTAAAACATTAGGTGCAAAAAAGTATTGTTTCAATGCATACAAAGAAACAAAAGATACAACTTATTTTGGCTGTACCATATCAGGAGTTAAAAAAGCAAGGGGGGTAGAAGTGATTAAAAACCTTGATAACTTTAGAGAGGGGGTCAAAATAAAGAATAGTGGTGGTTTCCAAATCTGGTATAATGACAGTGATACTATTACAAAAGTAAAAGTCACTGATTATCAAGGTAAAGAAGCAATAACCGAGTATACAGGTTATAGTTGTATGATAGAGCGAGATTATGAAATAGGCTTATCAGATGACCAAATTAAAAATTATACTATTATTGATGAAATAGCCGAATAAATAACGTTTTATTTGCAAAACTTTTGTAAATAAGTTATTATATACTTGTAAGGGGAAAGATACCCTAATAAAAGAAAAGAGGATAATGAAATGAGAATTGAAAGACAATCAAGAGAGTTTGACAAGAAAGAACTGTTTAAGATGGCAAATGATAATCATTTGTTAATGAAGAATCTGCCTGACGACACAATTGTAAACGTAACTGATTACGTGCGTTATCGTACCGATGACAATAAGGAAGTGGCACTTTTTTATCACACCAACATTGAGACAGGCGAAGTCGTAACAATTGCAACGTCAAGTCCAACTGTGATTAAGACAGCAGAAGCTGCCTATGATTTTATGGAAAGCTACAATTTACAGTTCAAGTTGACACGTTCCCAGAGTAAAGCAGGTCGTACCTACATGAATTTTGAACTTGTATAAATAATGGTTGGGTGGCAGAGGGAAGAAATACAAGTTGTTCAAGGGTGAGTCTCACAAGCTCACCCTTTTAAATTATAGAGAGGTGAGCACATGAGTTTATATAATTCAAATGGTTTTCTTGATTATGACTATATTACTAGTATTGCGCAACATTATATTGATATAATAGGTGGGCGAGGAATCGGAAAGTCGCACTTAATTGTAGATATATGGAATGATAGAAAAACACCTATTTTGTATGTGCGAAGAACTAATGTTGCACTAGAGAACAGCTTTTCTACTATAGGAGACTTTGTAAAACCAGACTGGTTTGGAAAAGATATTCGATTGAAATATAATGATAAAAAAGGATACGGTAAAGCATATCTGGCAGAGGAAGATTTACAAAACGATACTCCTTTTATAGTAGGTGTTTCGTTGTCTACTTTTCAAAACAAAACAGGTATTGACTTTACTCGCTTTTATGATGTAATTTTCGATGAGTTTATCCCCCAAAAAGGTGACAGACCTATCAAGCATGAATTTCAAGCTTATAAAAATATCATGGAAGTGCTTTTTAGAAATAGAAACGAAAAAGAAACTGAAAAGATACGTACGTGGTTTTTTGGCAATTCTAATGCTATTATGTCGAATATTCTTATTGGCTATAGACTGATTCCTGAATGTTACCAAATGGTAACAAACAAGATTGAGATAAAGCAGGTAGAACGCTGTGAAACTACAATAATCATGCCGTTTCATTCTCCTGTTTCAGAACGTAAAAAGAAGAATGCATTTTATAGGAATCTTCCAAAAAATAGAGCTAGAATGGAGATCGAAAATGACTTTGTAGATTTGGAAGATGACAAAATTAAACATCAAAACATTCGTGAGTATACCCATGACATGAAAACACCTCTGTTTTCTGTCTGGTTGCACAAGTCAGAATTTAAGTTTTATATAACTAAACCTATGAGAGCACGTTGTGACGATGTTTTTGAAAATAACGCTACATCGCTAGAGAGGTGGCAAACGCGTTGTAAAAAGTATTTGAAGCCAATGTTTATAAGTGGCGACATAACATTTTCAGACTATGAAACACAATGCGATTTTTTGGCATCTTTTGATTGTGTATCATGGAATGATATTTTATAATGTTGTAATTGACAAACAATAATATAAATGATATATAATAAGTAGGCGGTTGCACTATCCAAACACTAGCCAGTGTGTGCATGTTGGGGACAACAAACAAACCGCCTACTTAGTGTTGTATAGTGTAAAGGTAGCACGTGTGACTTTGCATCACAAAATGACAGTTCGAGTCTGTCTACAGCTGTCAACAAATAAAGAAAGAAGGTAAAGATATGAAAATTGATGAAATTTTGAAGCTTGTGAATGCTGGCTATAGCAAGGAAGAAATTGAAAAGCTTGATATTACAGATCAGAAGGCAGATCAGAAGACAGATCAGAAGACAGATCAGAAGACAGATCAGAAGACAGATCAGAAGAAAGATCAGAAGGCAGAAGGTTTTGATTATGAAAAGTTTGCAGCAGCACTTGTAAAAGCACAGCAGCTTGCAAACGGCAAACAAAACTTTGGGGGATCACATTCTGACACGGATATTAGTAGATTCTTTTAAAGGAGGCATGTAAATAATGGCAACTCTAACATATACGCAAATTGCGCCGTTACTTACTGAAATGTATAATCAATATACTGGTAGAACTTCAGCGCAAAATTTGACTTTTGGTCAAATGCAAAACACATTTAAAACGGGGTTCGATAGAGAAGATGATAACCTCTATCAAATCATTCCTACTGTACTTGCAAAATCAATTTATTCAATCCGTCCTTATTCACGTAAGCTTTCTGGTATGGTTTGGGATGAACAACGCTTTGGTAACTACATTAGAAAGTTTACACCAATTGTAAACGATTCAAACGTTGATAATGACGAATGGAATATCAACGTTGAACTTGCTAAACCAGAAGCAAGTCAAGATTGGAAAGCGGGTACTAAACCAATTAAGTATGATGTGCTTCTTACAATTGCAAGCGGTGGTCAAACTTTTGCAAGAAAATACACAATTTATAAAAATCAGATCAATGCAGCATTCAATTCAGAGTCAGGTGTTGCAGCTTACTTCTCTATGTTAATGACTGAATTTTCAAACATTTATGAGATTGACTTAGAGAATCGATCTCGTGCACAGCTTGCAAACCTTGCAATTATCCTTGCGGATGCAGGTAAGGCAAAACCCACAACAGGCAACATGTGCAAAAAAGAACAAGTTTTCCATGCGTTAACAAAGTATAACGCTGAGACAGGTCTCGCCATGACAGCTAAAACAATTATGAATCCGGCTGACTTCCGTCCGTTTATGATTTGGCTTTCCGCGGAGATGAAAACACTTAAAGAAAATCTTGCTATTCGTGGTACTCGTTTTCATGGCGATTTCACTGGTAAAGTTGTAAACCGTCACACAGATGCTTCAGATTTGCGTTTTTATCTGATTTCAAAATTTGGAAATTATTTTGAAGCCAATGGCAGTGAGTTTTTCCACCCAGAGAAAGCAGAGCTGGGCGATTATGAAAAAGTTACTTTCTGGACGGATCCCTCTAATCCAATGCAAATCAAGGGAAGTGCTGAGGGCGTACAGCCAGATGGCGCAACAAAGTTTACACTTGCAGATCAAACTGTTGACAACGTTCTAGGAATCATGATGGATATTGATACAATGGGAATTGTACCTATTGATCAATGGAGCGCGACCGAGCCGTTCAATGCACGTTACGGATACAGAAACGGCTGGAATCATTACACTTTCAAGACTCCGGTTGATTTCACAGAAAACGCAATTTTGATTTTGCTTGATTAAACATAAGGGGCATTATGCCCCTTTTCTTAAATAAGGGGGTATTATGGCTTTTGAAGTTAAATTTGGAAAATCTGACAAAAGAATAAATAGCACAAAAATTCCAACTCTGTCAGACGGTGTACAATGTGTGCTTAAAAGTGGTACAAGTGTAGAAAATCCAACTTTTATTTTGCAAGGTGTATCGCCTTTTGATTGGAATGTTGCGTACTGTGAAACGTTTGGAAGATATTATTTTGTTAATGATGTTACATATGTAGAATCTACATATGAAATATCATGTACGTGTGATTATTTGGCAAGTTACAAAAGTGAGATTTTAAACAATTCTATGTATGTGACACGCTCATCAAATGTTACGAATTTTAATAGATATTTGATTGATACAATGTTTCCAACTACTGCACAGCCTACTATATCACAATCAACTGCAACTTTACCAACGTCAACGGTCGGCTCTATTTTGTGTTGCATTATAGGTAATGGCGAAAATTCTTTTTTATCGTTGCATCCTGCAACGTTTAAAGCTATCACAAAATATTTATATTCGCCTGAGTATTTAAACGGATTAAACACAATATTGGAAACACCTTCAGACGTGCAAAAAGAAATTGTCAGACCGCAAGATTATTTACAAAGTGCAATATGGGTCCCGTTTGATGTTTCAGACGGAACGCCAACACAGATTGTACTCGGGTATGTGTCTACAAGTTACAGTGGTAGAGACGTTGGCACGGGCGAAGTGTTCACACGTAGCATATCTTTAGCAGTGCCTCATCACAGCGAAAGCGATACTCACAAATATATGCTATATGAGCCTTTTACACAATACATTCTAACATTGCCGTTTATTGGAACTATGCGCTTATCCTCTAAAGAACTAGCAGATATTGACGCTCTAACAATAAAATATTCTGTAGATATAAACGGCGCTATTTTTGTCACAGTAAAGGCAGGTTCAATATTACTTTTTACTGCAACGGGAAATTGCGGCGCGCCTGTTAGTTATTCGTCGCGATCTACAAATGTAATAGGTACTGTATCAAGTGCAATCAATGCCGCGTTTTCTTTTGCAACGCATAATATTTTAGGCGGTGTTTCTGCTATTGAGTCGGGAATTTCTAGCATCGCCCCAACCGTTGAAACAAGCGGCGGTAGTGGTGGTACAATGGTTGGAAGTAACGTTATTGCTTTACGTGCTATTTTTGCAAATCAACCCAACCGTGATTATGAGCATTTTGGTTATCCCGTTTGTAAAAAGATAAGCTTATCTAACTTATCTGGTTTTTTGCAGTGCGAAAGCGCCGATGTAACTTGCTCTGCAACTGAAAACGGAAAAGCAGTTATCAATGATTTTTTGAATGGGGGTATGTTTATAGAATGAAACCGTTTGTATATAGTGGATATTATGTTGGCGAAGGTGTATCAAGTCCTATTATTAACGAATATGAGTCAAGGCAAAATCCAAACATGATTCACATTAACAATACATGGGACTATGCAACATACTTTCGCTACTTTTTGCAACGTGCTGAGAGTCTTATCATTTTTGATAATATGCCTAAAAACTGGGCGAAAAATTATATCTATCCGCTTTTGTTTTTAAAAGGAAACTTTTGTGTTATGAATACCGCCAAATTTGGAATCATACCACAACACGGGTCGCCTTATGGTTTTGATGTACAGTATCAGCCTACTAACTATGTAGTAGCTAACCCCGCTTTTGACGCAACTTTTAACGGAGATTTGGTTATAGGCGAAGATTGCGAAATTGTAAAGTTAGCACCTGATTGGTGCGGTATTGGTGATCTTATAAATTCATACGCACAGCGTGTTGCTATGACATTATCTAACCATGACGTGGCTAGTGCGCTTGCAAAGTTTGGCTTTATTTTTACAGCCAAAAACAAAAGCACAGCGGAGACTTTTAAAGTTGCTTTTGATGATATCATGTCGGGACAACTAGCAGTTATAATCAATCAAGCTCTTTATGATAAGGAAACTGGTAAACCGCTGTATGAGTTCTTTAACAATGATACTGAAAAATGTTATAATGTAGTTAAGGCAGCGTTGGAAAGCGTTGAAAATCTCAAACACGCGTTTGATATTGAAATTGGTATTTACACAGCACCGGATAAGAAAGAACGTATGATTACCGATGAAGTAGAAGAAACCAAAAACGCTGTAATGTCCAAATGTGAGTTGTGGATTGAGACAATTAACGAATGTTTAGAAAAAGTAAACGCACATTATAACCTTGACATTCGCGCACGTTTGCGGTATCCTAACAATAGAGGGGGTGACAAGAGTGAGAACGATTATACCAATAGCAACGTTGTATGAGTATGACAGTTCTATTTTTACAGATATTTATATAAAAGGTGTTTCAAAAGATCAACTTATTGAACACTTTTTGCTATCATATGGTGATTTGACTCCTGTTTATCAAGAACCCTCGTATTTAAGAAGATATGTTACAAGTGTAGCACGTTCTTTGCAATGGACTATTGACCACTTATGGGAAGTAACACAGCTTGAGTACAATCCAATAGAAAATTATGATAGAATGGAAAGTTGGGAAGATAAAGGCGGCGGCACTTTTCAGAAGGGAAAAGTAGATACAGAAGAAACGTTTAACAAGGGTGACATTACAACAACTTTTGGAAAAGTTACTGATAGTACACACAAAGTTGCGGCATTTAATTCAAGCGATCCAGAAGTTGCCAACACTGATAACACCACTGACAGCGGAAGTGATTCCCAGACGTTTGGCGCTGATTCCTTACATGGAAGTGTTACAAATGGTTTGGATGAATCAACAACAAAAGGAACACATGAGGGAAGAATACACGGAAACATTGGTGTTACAACTTCGCAAAGAATGATGCAAGCAGAAATTGATTTGACTAAAGCGTACAATTTTCTTGATGAAGTATGTAAGCTTTATGCAGATAGACTTTTAATAGGAGTGTGGTAGAATGGAAATTATGAATGCAATTGCGCAAATTGCACAGATGGTTGGTGTGCCTTGCGTATGCCTTGGCGCGGTAATGTGGTACGTAAACGCGCTTGATGTAAGACAGCGTGAGGAAAGAAAAACTTGGTACGAAAAGCATGACGCTGAGAGTACTAAGTGGGTTGACGCTCTAAACAATAACACAAAAGTTATTACAGAATTGTTAACAATTGTAAAAGAAAAGGAGAATTAAACTATGATTTATGATATTCCAGATAAGAACGTTGCTTATATTGCTAAGGCTAGAGAGCTTTACAAAAACCGTGACAAGTACGCTTACCTTTACGGGGCGAAGGGGCAAAAATGTACTTCCGAGGTTTTTGAGGCTTTATGGAGTGCAGAGCCACATTATTTTAAGAAGTACAACGCACAGCAGAAAGCACAGATTAAGGCCTTCTGTATGGGAAAGACATTGATTGATTGTAGCGGCTTTATCAATCTTGTGACGGGTAAATACATGTATTCGACTGCCTATATAAACAGTTGCAAAAATATAACAACTCCAGACAAGACAAAAGACGGGGATTTACTTTATACAACTTTTGGCGGTACTGGTAGACACATAGGGCTGGATCTAGGCCACGGCTTTTTTATGCATTGCGGGCGAGAAAATGAAACAATTTCAATTGGTGTTATTGATGGATTTGGTTGGGAAAAGGGGGGTATGTTATGATTTTTACGCTTAAAGGCAATATTTGTCGCATTTATTACTCGGCAAATGAGCTACCACAGGGGAATGTTACTGTTAATCTGCCAAATGGCTACTCATATAAAACATTATTAATTACCGAAAACAAAAATGTATCTGAAGTAAATGATTACGTGCCTATAATTTTAGGTGTAGACTATACGTTTCCAATTGTAAATTCTAGTTCTCCATCTAATCTTTCACTTTACATTCCATCAACGGATAAGGAGGCGGAAATTAAATTTATCATAAAAGAGTTTGGACAAATACCTAACCCTAATTATTTTGATGAGGCATTTAAACCTATTCTTGTAACAGGTAGTGACGGTAAAGAGTACAAAGTGATTCCATCAGATCAATTCAAGTAGGGGGGTAGACAATGGCATTTTCTAATTTTCCGTATACCGACTTGCATAATTTAAATCTTGATTGGATTCTTGAAACGACTAAAGATTTAAATACAAAGTGGGACGATTATTACAAGCAATGGAATAAGTGGCAACAAGACGTGCAAAACTATATTGATAATTTGGACTATATCAAGGCTATTGACGATTATATGGACAACTTAAAAGCAAGTGGTGAGTTGTCTGATATTATTGATACATGGTTGACTGATTATGGGCTTATTACTATTGGCGACTCATACGGGGAAGGGTACACACCCGAGGGCATGGTTAAGCCGTGGTGTGATATTTTGCATGAGAAGTATTTTTCAGATGCTAACTTTTATGTTAATAAAAGTTTGGGTGGCAGCGGTTTTGGTGCGAATACGCACTTTTCAGAGTTGCTGACACAAGCTATTGCTCCCCTGACTGATAAGCAAAAGAAACAGGTTAAGTATGTTGTTGTTGCAGGTGGATGGAATGATCAATTTATTGCTTCTTCAACTGTTAACGCAGGTATCAAGGATGTACTTAATTTAATGTCACAGTTACCAAACGCAACACTTTACATCGGATGGATTGCAACACCTATTATCGGTTTTACAACTGTAGCAAAACAAAAAGCATATGATGAAATTAAAACTTTATATGAAACTTACTGGGGAAAATATAAGTTTTTGAGTGGTGCAGATAGTGCTTTACGTTGGGTAGGTGTTGTAGCATCTGATAATATTCACCCTAATGCTAGCGGGCAAGCTTCAATTGCAGATATGATTTATAAGGCAATCAATGGCTATGCAGCGTGGAATCGAATTGGCGAATTTGCACTTGATGGTACTGATTGCACACTGAATGATTATAAGATGAATGTTGTGTTGACTAATACCAACGCACATTGCAGCTTTAGGCATGTGGCGAGTTTCCTTGATTTGGCATTTAAACCAGCGAAGAATTTCACAAGTGCCGCTGTCAAGGTCATGAGTCATAACATGACTTTTGTAAATCAGCAAAGTATATGCAACTGCAATGCTATTATTCATGACAAATCTGGTTATCATCAATGCATGGCGGTTCTTACTATCAACCCGTATGATGCTACACAGTTAGATAGTGGTGCAATTTATCTCCGTTTGGTTGATATAAGCGGCAGTGGGTATGCTACTTTTACAAGTGTTGATGAGATTCAATTGTATGGAGTAGAGTTTAATATTCCTTTAAATTAAGAAAGAGAGGGTGCACGCCCTCTCTTTTCTTATTTTCTTTCTATTGATATAACTGTAATATAGCTTACAAATGGCAATTTTGATACATATTCAACAGCATAATCACTTGCCTGTCTTGCGTTATATCCAATAGATTCCACATATTCTACATTGATATCGTCGCTATCTGTATTCAGAAAAGCGACTTCTACACAGTAAGTATTCTTCATCGTTCTCATTTCTTTACTCCTTCTACACTAATTATTGTATAACGTTTAGTATCTTCAAAATCTTTAGAAAGTCTAAACTTTATTTTTGATTCAAAAGCTGTGTCAGCTTTACAAGTGAAAATACCATTTTCATTAGTATAATTATCATGATATTTTACAATATAGGTATACTCTTTTAATTCTTCGATATCTAATCTTGTAAAAGTCCAACCCATCCAGCGCACATTACAAGCGTAACTAAACGCTTCCGATATATTTTTAGCTTTAATAATATCACAGTCGTGGTAATAATCGTTATCGGTATCGAAGCCCCATACAACAATTGAATAGTTCATTTTAATACCCCCCGTACAAGAAAATCAAGTGTAATTTTTGCAATTTCAAGAGACTTAATATCGTTCGATGTTTCAGCATTTACTGCCCGAATTGCTAAGTAGGCATACATCTTTTTAACGTCAAGATGTAGCAAACCAACCGAATCTTGTGCTTTAATGCAATCACTAAAAAGTTGTAATTTCTTTTTTGCTGTTAAATTATCCATGTTAACACCTCACTTTTCAAATCCAATATTGAATTGTCATAAACTTTGTAGAAGGCTTGCCTTTATAATAACTCGGGACTACTCTTACAAAACCTTTTCCATATCTGCCATTATATGGATGAATAGTTGTCAAATTAACATTCATATATCCGATTACCTCTGCCCCCGTTACATATTTAAGATTGTGATTATATAACCAATCGCCTGTTTTTCTGCTATCTGCTACCATAATTGCTTTACCAATTGTGTTTCTGTTTTCGATTCCATATAGATTCATAATTCCTTCTTTCTTCCCGTATAGCCGCTAGAACAGCTGTAATATTATCTTAATGTTACTTTATATCTACGTGATTCTTTATAACCGAACGTTTCTTCTGATTTTGAATCGAACCACCCTTTTTCAACCCCTACCGCTTGAATATGCTTTGCAGCGTAGTCATAAGTTGTAAAAGAAATTACATTATTAAAATACAATTGCTGAATATTTCTAAACACATTGCGTGTGGTTTCAAAATACACGTCTTTGCGAATTATTTCAAAAGCATACTTTCTAAAATCTTTTATCAAATTGTATAAATACATATAATTGCGTCTTTTTTCATCCAACATATCATTGTCAATGTTGGCTAGTGTTGCAAGGCTTACGTGATGCCATTCGGGATTGCCAATTGCGTCATATCGTTTCCATGTTTGCTTGCACCATTGTCTACCGCCACACCTATTTCCTTCTCTATCAGCCGGACACATTAAGCAATGCATAACATCAAGTACCGTTGGTGTAGCAGTCTGATAAGATATTTTGTCGTCTGCTATAATATTGTCTATTATAGTTTCTTCGCTAGGTTGTGTGACTGTTTTACATCCCTCAAAAACATCATTGCCTTTTGCGCATTCGGCATTTTCTATGCAATCTTCTTCGCAAAACTCTGGACATTCTGTGCATTCTTTTGCAATGCCTACATTGATAAAATCTTCAGATGTATAATCAGCGTAGTGCTTTTCTGTTTTTTCTGCTGTTTCTAAACAGATGTTATTATCTCTAACATAATGTAATAAATCAACGTAAATATCATTTATAACATCTTCTTGATTGCCACAAGTACCGCGCGACTTGATAATATAATTCTTGGAATCAGACGATAAAGCAATACTGTAAACAATAACATTAAATGGCGCTACATTTACCGATAAAATAAACGGAATATCATTATAGTTGATTACGAACACATTGTCTATACGTGCACATACTATCAACCCTTCTTCATTATAGTCATTTCTGATAATTCTTTCTGCCTTATTCAAAAATCTGTTTAAATTAGTTGTAGTTGCTAACATATTATTTACTTCCTTTCTTTATCTTTATGATTATATAATACTGTATTACTGTTAACACATTATGACATAATTGTAAATAAATTGTTAACAATA